TCATTATTAATCCTTTGGATTCGTCAATGGGGATCACATAACGCAGCCGTGAATCTGTAACCATCTTGCCAAGTCCTTTGAACCATACAGGTTTCGGATATACTGCATAAATACGCGTTAAGGGACTCGTTCCTGTTTGTTTCAACATAGGTGTGCCTTTCAAAACCGAAAATCCGCCCAAACTGCACCGGCACGTTGCAATGATTACACGCTGCGCTTGAATTGTAAATGGCTTTGCGTCTGCTTTTTTACCATAGTCGCCTGTGATTTCAAACAAATCGTTACCCAATCGTCGCACATCGTGAACACGATGACGATTTCGCAAATCTACGCCGGCTTCATGTGCGTCCTTCACGCGTCCGTATATGAGCGCATCCAATCCTTCTTGTAATCCGTAAAAATCTGGTCCGCCACTGTCCCGCGAGCCCATTGGGCCACTGGGCTTGAACAAATCAAACGCCAAATCCGCGCGCATCATAAATATCTCCGCCCAGTATGGATATTGTATAAACAGCGCGTGTAAATCATCGGGAACCAATTCACCTATGGTAGTTGTGCCAAGTGCACGACGTGGCTGCGTTTCATACAATCCGCGTAATGCATCCATCATGTCCAAAAACCGGTTTGGCTGGCCTTGGTATGTTGACTCCGTGCTTATGGGATACTGTGTTAAACCATAGTGTTTTACAAGTGCGGCCACGCGACGGTGATCTTTGTGAATACGGCCCGCGCCGATTTCATACTGAAGTGCAGGAAGTTCAGCAGATTTGTTTGAGCGATGTGTTACAATGCGACCACCATAGGCCGGATACCGCTCCAATACAATCACATTCACGCCCGCGCGTGCAAGTCCAATTGCCACTGTTAGGCCGGCAATGCCACCACCAACAATGACTGTTGTCATCTTTATTTATGCATCCGAAAAATAAACGTTCAAATCACCAAACGTTATTGGAGAGCCGCAATAGACACCGGAATCGGCGGACAACCCAATGCGCACAACCGCGCTGATTTTGGTATATGCACGTCTATTAATCTGCGATTTGTAGACCACGTCGGATCCAATTGACGACGCCAGGACACATCCACCCACATCATATGTTGCATCTGTAAATGTATATTCGTCCAAGGATTTGATCGCATTGACCCATCCCGTTTCCACACTGCGATCAACGTTGTCCACGTATGTTGCAAACAATTTGGCGTGCACCTTGACCTTTGAATCATACATATTCATCACAGGTGCATTGGGGAACCAATTGTTGGTATACAAGGAGCGCGCTGCATTAATGGAACTGACTTGATTCACATCATTGACACTGACGTTGATGTATTGGTATAGTGTTGGCGTTGAAAACACGGGCGTTTCAAACACAAATGTTGCATATCGGAACCCAAAATTGTTGTCGGCGCTCAGATCCGTGGAAAAATCAGGATATACTGCACCTGGCTGACCGATTGCAGCACCATTGAACTGTGAAAAATTGTACCCAGACGGATGAATGTATTTTCCATTTGTGTACAGCAGTTCGCGACTGTACACGTCTGTGTAAATAGAACTTATGCTGGATGCGTTGTTGTATGCAATGACTGTTGAATAATTAATTGAACTTGGCAACACAGCCGCGATGAAAGAACTCAGACTCACATTTAATCCAACGCCCGTCATATTTGTACTGGGATTCACGCCGTCATTCATATTGTTGGGTGTTCCAGGAGATTCCAACCGAGGAAGCAAGGACACAATGCGTTGACCAGTTGACTGCATTGGCGACGCAAACAAACTTGTATCCGACACAGTGTCTATGTATATGGTGGACTGCAGCGATGATGTAATTGGCAATGGGACTGCTGTTGTATTTCCTGGATACAAGGTCGTACCAATACTGTACACACTGGGATCAAATGGATCCTGGTATATTTGCGATCCAAACAATGCGTAAATAGAACTGACGGTTAACCAGGTATTTTGTGGAAGCGGAAGCGTACTTACAACGCTTGCACCGTCATAAAGTGCAACTGCGGATGAAAATTGCACAGTCTGGATTGGAACCCCGTTTTCATTTAATTGTGTCGTCACGATTTTATGATTGCCGAAATAATTGTGGGCAATATTTTGGGTATCTACATTCAAATAGACCAGCGATGAACGCGATGGCGTATATAAACCAGACACAGGTTGAATGTCGGTAATTGTATTCATAATTTTCAAGTTTTGGACCGCAAATGTGTTGGATGGCTCTGCCTGAAATACAAGCGATGGCGTGGAGTATGTTTGGAGTTGCACAACACCTGCTGGGCCACCCACAATTGCACGATTTGTTAATGCCACGTTAATATATTGATTGACGCTGCTGACGCTGCTAATGTACTGACTGCCAGAGATTGATGCATTATACACGAATTTTTGACGCGCCGGATCCGTTTGTGAATCACTGAGTGTGGTCTGAATCTGTGAAAGTCCATCGGTTGCCTGTAGCAGCGTATTTAATGGGAAATCGTTTTGAATGGTGCTTGCAACAAGTTGCGTGGTTTGCACCGGCACAGCATGAATATCTGTGTACAGTGTTTGAATTGCAATCGTGCTTCTGTCACCAGGAAAACTTCCGTCATTCCACTGCGTCAACGAACTCAACTGATAATCAACCGTGGTTCCTGAGGATACAAACACAACATTTGTACTGACATTGGATCCCGTTGCCCATCCTGCATTATACAATGCATATGTGAGCGATGATGCATTTGCGTAATGCGAATTCGGCGTTGTTTGAAGAATTGACATTGAATCAATGCGGGGCGCAGTTGATGCGGGGTAAAGCGTGGACAGCAGTGGTCCAGCGGTTGGTGTGCCAACAATATGCGATGAATTCACGGCGACTACATTTGTACTGTATTGTGCGCCTGGTAATAATCCAGAAAGCGTTGTTGTTTGTGTTGAGGCAATGTACGGCGTTGCTTTTATGGCGGGTATGTTTTGAATTGAGGATACCAAATCAATGGCGTCTGTTGCGGTGGACATACCGTAGCGAAACCCATAGCCGTCGTTGTGTGCCGGCTGCATTTGTTTATATGTATATTGTGTTGTATAGGAACTGAAAAACGCCGTGGATATGTTATGGGCGGCATCGGATAGTTCAGGTTTCACATACTGGGATGTGACAGCGGTAAGGGACGCACTTGTTCCAACAATTGACGAAAGTGGTCCTGGTCCACCAAAGCTTGCCTGCATTGTGGAAAACTGTGCAACATTTACAACGCCGTCTGTCTTATTCAAATAGACAATACGCACTGGCACGTCGCTGTCTTTGGGGTACGATGACGCCAGATTTGGTAAATAGATGGACACTGTTGTGTAA